GTCTTCCATATACCGGTCGATCGGTTCAACACTGTAAGAACAGCGTCGAAACTGAAAGACAACAGATACCTTCCATATCTAGACCATCCCAAGATGCGTCTAGTTATAGATACCAAGAAAGACCGAGGGGATTACTCTTCCGATATTACCGGAAAAGTGACCCTTCTCGGAAAGGATCAGCAATATGCCGAGCAAGGAGAAGAGGGTCACCTCTTCTCCGTTGCTTCGGCTATGCAAGATGTATGTCTCGGGGTAAGATATGAGCAAAGGCCCATGTACTTACCGCGAGAAGTATTTAGTGTTGGCAAAATGCCAGCTTTCTGGAACACAGAGAGCTGGGCTAATGCCATATGGAGTATGCCCCAAAAGGTCGTGAACATTACTGTTCGCGCCCTTAAGGAGCTCATGGGAGACCTTCCCACAAATTTGACGGAGCTGAGAGCTGTCAAATCTGGGGAACGTCACTTCGATGGTGAGGCAGTCGCCGAGGTATTCACAATACCCGACGACGACCCCATCAAAAAATTGGTCACAGTGCGCCGGGAGGATTCTAAGAAGATTCCTCCCGGCGTACTGGAAAGATTGGTAGAGAGTAAGCACTTGACCACTTCAAAAGAAGTGGAAGCGCTTTATCTCTTCATGAAAAGACTCGAAGAACTCGAGCAGGTCGTTCATAACGACCTGTTCGAGATGCTTCGAACAAAAGTCTCGGTCTTGAGAGAGTATTCTAAGGAAGACACTCTCAAGACTTGCGAGAAATTCAAAAGTAAGTTTTTCAAACAGCAATGGACCTTGAGAAGGCCCTTTGAAGTTGATTACTACCTGACGCATCACATAGACGAGCTGCGAAGTTCCGATCCTAGGACCGTGAACATCGAGTTCGACTATGTGAACCGATTTGCGAAGAGACTCCGCCCCGACTCGGTTAAAACCCGAGCCGAGGAGGAGCTCTACGAATGGTTTGTGCGTAGCGTGGATGACATACTCGAAGGCAACGAGTATGACCTCCCCCCTACGCAACTCTTAGAGGATGACCCCTACATATTGCAGCGTATAGGCTACAATAATGTAGAGGTCAACATAATAGTGACAGATGATCGTAAACTCTGTAGACTTGCTCAAAACAAGTTTACGGAGAAGATCATCATG